ATTATCAACATATCTCTCAACTAAAAATGATTTTAGTTCATTAATGATTGCTTTGTCCATTAGAAAAATCCTCCGTTGACTTCTGCGTCTTGAATGTTCTCAAAGACTTGTATCTGCTCATCAGATAACTCAAAATCCATATCTCTGAGTAGGTCATATAGTTTTACCATGTGGTATAACTGATCTCCAGTAAGGTTTACTGGTAATGTTTCTGGAATTAAGTTCATGATTAGTTCTCGTAAAAGAAATCGTCCTCACCACCAAAAGGTGATGCTTCATACTCTGTATCTGCATCTATGTTCTGTTTTAGATTGTCATCATAGATGCGAATAGATAACTCTCCGTTATCTGCCATGCCTACCCATCCCTTACGATCGAGTGCATTGTCAATAATGTCATATATTTTTAGGACTTCTTCATCATTGAGAAATCCACATATATTCCAGTATTTTTGAGTTGTTAAATGGTTTGGCATAATGGTTGAATGTCTATAGTATCATTATAATGGTACATGATACCAAATAGTAGTATCATTGTGCCACTAATAAAATTGTCATGCGGTGTTCTCATTCCATACAAAATTTGTTATATCCTGTTGTCTAGCATCCGCTTGACCTGTATTCTCCTCTAAGAAAAATGTCCTATGGAATACTTCATAATCAGCATAATCCCACTCGACTCCTTCAAAGTATGGGTCTTTAATCCATGCTTCAACTTCTTCTTTAGTTTTGAAGTCAATAGTGCCTGTGTTGTTTTCGTGAATAGTTAACCTGTACATTTACCACTCCATAGTAGGTTGTTTGCTTTGTGCTTTTTCTATTTTATCATAATGTCTGTCAATAACACCTTCCAAGACTTCAAAGATTTCATCAACTTCATTACAAAGTTCTTCATCATCATTACCTTGAACATATCCTTCAAGTACATAGAGAATAGTACTGATCTGACCTTCTCTAAGATTAACATTGTGTAGTGTATTTAATGACATGACTACCAATCTCCGTTAGAGTCAGCAAAAACATCTTCATTCCAATGTTCTGTCTTGTCTAGGATACCGCAATGTCTCATAATGCCATCATAGATTTCCATCCCTGATCTTGACATTCTTCCTGCTGTGTAATCCCAACCTAATTC